ACCCGGGAATTCTGGGATGCTCTGAATGTTATCAGTTTTACACAGGATTTCCCCAGTTATTTCTTCATCTTTAATGGGCAGGTAGGAATCTATCCTAAGCCGGCCACAACCGGAAACGTGGTTACGATCAACTATAAAACCCGAATCCCGGAGCTTACGATGGCAGATGTTACCGGATCCACCGCCGGAGTTATAACCGGAGGAACCACAATGTCGGCTACTGCGGCTTTCAAGGCATGGATGGATGAGCAATGGATCAAGATCGCCTATTCAAGCACCGATGCAGCTTCTGGTGATAACCAATGGTACCAGATAGATGCGGTGAATTCCGGATCTCTGATTACGCTTAAAAATCCTTATACCGGCTCAACTGTTACCAACGGATCGTTTACAGTAGGCCAAGTGCCTATTCTTCCGGAGGATTATCAAGATCTTCCGCTTTACAGAACCGCTCTGATCTATTTCACAACGAGATTCCCGGATCAGGTGCGAGCGGCTCAATACCAAGCTTTATGGGATATTGGAGAAGCGAAACTTAATGAGGAATTCGGGAGCAAAACCTCATCAGTTATTCTTACGGATACAGATGCTCCAATCATAAACCCAAATCTGTTCCCAAGAACAGTATCATAAAAAAACATGGCAACACTTGATAAAAATGGCAACATAATCTTTCCGGGATCCCAAAACACCGGAATCGGAATTAAGGCGAATGCCCCGGGCTTGGGTGGTTTGAATGTGGGTTTAGGATCAAATAATAATACTCTTAGCACCCAGTTTACTTTGCCGAAAACGAAACCATCCCCTTTTCAACCGAATGCGAATGGCGGATTAACATATACCGGCACGAATACGAACACAGGGATAACAGCACCAAAGGCAAATCTTGGAATTCAGGGAACCGCCGGATTAAAACCGGTAACGCCGCCGGCCCCAGTTAGCGGCGGAGGCGGAGGGCAACAGGTAGTTGCTCCGGATCCTAACGCTGATAAGTTGGCTAAACTTGCAGATCTTAAAGGGCAGTTGGCAATTCTACAAGCCCGGAAAGCGGCAGAAGATAAAGCCGCAGCAGATAAGATCGCCGCAGAACAGGCCGCAGCTCAACAGCAGAAACTTCAAACGCAAGGAACCACGCAGAATGGTGCTTATAATCCTTATGCTCCGAGCAATCAGATGTATGGGCAGATTGCATCCGGCTTAGCGAACATACAGGATCCGAACAATCCTATGAATCAGGCATACAATCAAGCGAACGAAAATCTCGCTAAATTGAATGCGGAATACGCTCAACAGCAGGCAAACATTGAAGGAACTCCCGGATCTCTGGCAATGGCCGGAGGACAGGAAGGAATTTTGCAGAGATTATTCGCACAGAAACAAGCCGCCGCTCAAGGGCAGCTTTCTAACGCTTTAACCGGCAGAGCTCAAACTATCGGAGCTCTTGGAACCGCCGCAGGATTGGCAGCTCCGCAGCAGGTTGGATACAACGTGCAGTACACGAATCCTTTAACCGGGCAACCTTATGGTGGAGGGCAGGCATCCGGAAGTTTGCAGGATGCGGTTTCCGGTGCGGTTGAGAAATTGAAAGCCGGAACGATGACTTACAACGATGCTCTTACTGCTTTAAGCGGATATGGGCAGGGTGGAATAAATGCACTTCAGGCAGCATTACCGGCAGGATTCAATATAAGCCAATCCAATACTCTTGGTGGGCAGCAAGGATCCATCGGCCCGGCGTACAGCTTCGCTAAGAGTGCTTTGGAAAATCTCAAAAACATAACATCTAATCTCGGTGCCGGAACTCTTGGTTCTCTTGGTTTGCAGGGATCTAATATCCCGGCAGGAAATAGCATCGGCAACTGGATCTCAACTACCTTTGGCGTAGATTCGGCTCAAACCCGGCAGTACATCGGTGCGGTTCAGGAAGCCAGAAACGCTTATTCACAGCTCTTGGCAGCTTCTCGTGGAGGAACTCCGAGTGCTTACACCGATCAGGCAAATGCAGCGATTCCAGATAACGCAACTCCGAATGATATCGCCGCAGCTATCAGCAACTTAGAATCCTTGGGGCAATCCAAACTGAATATATATGGAAATCCGGGCCAATCATCAACCGGTACTTCACCAAATGGATCCACAAACACAAACATCTTCTCTTGGTAGCTTAGATCCGCAGGCGGTAAACCTCGCCAAAGCAATCCGGCAATCAGAAAGCGGGGGTAATTTTGGTGCGAAAGGAGCTTCCGGAGAATTCGGTGCTTATCAATTTATGCCGGATACTTGGGCTAAACAGGCCCAAAAGTACGGAGTTACTTCTTCCCTTGATAAAGCCACGCCAGAAGAACAGAACAAGGTAGCTTATAGCCAGATCAAGGAATGGAAAGATGCCGGTTACAACCCGGGCCAGATCGCTTCTATGTGGAACGCCGGAGTTGGCGAACCAGATGCTTATACCGGTAAATTCTCGGATGGATCTCCATCTATGGGAACCAATAAACAGGGAGTGAAGTTCAACGTTCCGCAGTACGCCAAGAGTGTTGCTCAAGCATATCAAACCTTAAAATCCGGAGGGCAGGTTGGAATGGATCCGAATAACCCCTCAAGCATCGCCGGAACTCAAACCACAGCACCGGAATCTTCCGGGCAGGCCCCGGCAGGCGGATATTCGGTTGGAGGATTCGCCGGGAACGTGTTTAAGAGCGGAGCCGGAGTGCTCGGAGGAATCGGAAATATGATCCTGCATCCGCTTGATACGCTTTCTAATATCGGGAACCTTGGGCTTGGAGTAGCCGAGCGTGGCATCGGAGTATTAACCGGAAATCAACCGCAGAACGAACAAACCGCAATGGCAGATGCTATGGGTAAGTTTTTTGCGGATAGATATGGCGGATGGGATAAGATCAAAAACTCGCTTTATAACGATCCGGTAGGCGTGGCTCTGGATCTATCCACGATCCTTGGAGGCGGAGGAGCTCTATTAAAAGCCGGTGGAACTGCCGGGAAGGTTGGAGAATTTGCAAACATTACGAACAAAGCGGAGAGAGCCGCAGCGATTGCAGAAGCCGCTAAAGCCGGAGAACTTGGAACTGCTGCAAAGCTTGGGCAGGGAATGTTAAAAGCCGGAGAAGTTATAGATCCGCTTGCTGCCGGTACAAAAGCTATCGGATATGCCGGTGGAAAGATCGCCGGATATGGAGCCGATGTTCTTGGTATAACTTCCGGAGCCGGAGGAGAAGCGGTGAGAAGCATGTACGATATGGGTAAGGTTGGCGGCCAGATGTTAAAAGATACCACCGAAGCTCTTAGGGGCCGGATGGCAGCAGAAGATGTTTTGAAAAATGCACAGGATGCTTTGCAGGTTCTTAAGGATCAGAGAAAAGCAGAGTACCTTAAGATCTTCAACGATGAAGTTGCGGCAGGAGGAAAAACCGCTCAATCAATCGGCAAACTTCCGTTTGAAAGCGTGAAGGCAGATCTGATAAAGGATCTTACTGAAAATTATGGAGCCAAGATCAAGAATGGCGTTTTGGATCTAAGCCAGAGCTCGGTTGCGGAAGAAGCGGCCCAGAAGGTAATACAAAAAGTTTATAAAGATATCGTTACTTGGAAGGATAAATCTCCGCAGGGTTTGGATACATTAAAAAGGAGATTGGATGATTACTTTAAGCCCACAAGCAATTCCCGGGCGATTGTAACTAAAACCAGAAATAGCGTTAAGGATATTCTTGTTAAGAACGTTCCGAAGTACGAAAAGATGGTTAAGGGTTACGAAGATGCAAGCAATGGATTGGAAGAAGCCCAGTTTGCGATGGGTAAGCCGAGAGATAATCAAGAGCAAGCTTTACGCAGATTGCGATCTGTATTTAGGGATACGCAAAAAGAACGCCTATCCACTATCGGAAAAGTTGAAGCTCAAACCGGTAAAAACATTAAGGGGCAAGTTGCCGGAATGATCATGAATCCTTTGATCCCCGGAGGATTGGCTAAATACGCAACCGGCGGATTAGGGCTTGGAGCTATAACGCATCCGGCGGCGTTGCCGGGATTGCTTCCGGGATTGTTATTTACATCTCCGAGAGTGATCGCAGAAACCGCCAGAGCATTGGGAATAACCGCCAGAAAGTTGGATCAGGTAGTAACTATGCTTGAAAAAACCGGCCTAACAAGGCAGCAGATCATGCAGATGCTATATCAGGCGAACCGAACTACCGCTCGGAAGGGGGCTTTGAGTAGTGCTCAATAGCAAGTACCCACAGAACACATAAAAAGATTTGTATTCCTAACATAACCATACAATACCACAGATGGTAAAAAGTAGCAAATTATGGTAGAATGTAATCAATGAAGAAGGGTAATATAAAGCTCTTTAAGGATCGTTGGCTCTTAGCCGATATGCTTGCCTTGAGAACACAAGGTTGGAGCTTTACCTCCCTATCAATCCTCTTTTCCTGCGATAGAACGAGCATAGAAAACCAATGCAAAAAATATATGGCACAACCGGAGGAGCAAGTGTACACGATTGAGCGGATCACAGTAAGAGTTTTGAAACCTTTAGTGGCGGATAAGTGGAAGATCGTGGCCGGTGAGCGGATCAACCGGGGCATGAATTACGCCGATTACTTGAAGAAAATCCCGCCCCGGGTTCATATCCCCATAGAAAGAAAGGGTGAAAAGGTTATAATTTAGAACATGATAAGTACGCCGAGAGATAACAACAGGCATCCAACGATTATGGGAACTCTGGATTCGGATGGAGTTACTCCGATCAGTATTTTGGTAGATGCTGTAAAGCATTCAATGATGGTGGCAAATAGTAACACCGGATCATCCCTACCTTTTGATAATGCCGAGAGAGATGATAACCGGGTGCCGGTAATGTGGGCCACAAGTTCAGCAGATGGAGTAACCCCAATTCCAATCTACGCTACATCAACTGGGGAGTTAAAAATAAATCACCTATAAAATGGCAAATATATCAGCACCGAGAGATAACAATAGAGTTCCGGTAATCATTGGAACTTCATCAACCGATGGTAAAACCCCGGTAACTATTTATGCGGATCCTACAACTCACCGCCTTTTAGTAGATCTCCCCGGAGGAGGCACAGTTCCGAACTTCGCAGATGCAGAAATTCCTACCGGAGCAATAAACGATGCGAACACGATCTTCACCCTCGCTAACGCTCCGAACCCCGCAGCATCATTGGTTTTATCAGTAAATGGACAAGTTCTTGCTCCTGTCGGAGTGGACTTCACACTAACCGGATCAACAATAACCATAAACATAGCACCGGCCACCGGATCTCCGATTCTCGCTTGGTACAGATATTAAATAAAAAAATGAAACAAAAAATACTCCCACTAATTTTATCAGGAATCTTGCTCGCAGGTGTTGCTTCGGCGGCATCCATACTTCAACCCACAGGTGGTGGAACTGGTATCGGATCAACTGCTGCCGGGAATTTAGGTAAAGTTTTAACAGTATCAACAACCACGCCGGTTCTTAAATATACGTTCACATCCCCTACTGCTACCACAACGATAACCGATGGATCCGGAACTGCTACCGGCCCCGGCTTTACGTTTACAGGTGCCGGAGGTTTAGCGATCTCATGCACCGGAGCAGGATGTACGTTCACCCAAGGAGGTGCAACGAGTACAAACTATTGGACTTTATCCGGGCTTAACCTATTCCCAACTTCAACGAGCTATCTGGTAGGAATCGGAACCACAACTCCGGCAACTCCTCTTTCAGTAGTTGGTGGAATATCCGGATCTACATTCTTAAGGTTGGCTACATCAACCATCCCACCTGCGGAAGCCGGTGCGGTTAAACTTCACGCCGCCGCAGTTGGAAATATCCCCCGCTTGGAAGTAGATACTTTATATACAGTTAATGGTTGCGATATTATAAACCGAGATAACTGCGTAGTAGCAAGTAACGCTGATTCTGCAATCACAATCGGGCAGGCAGTTTATGTGGATAATTCATCCGGTGCTCTGCCAACGATTAAGCTCGCCCGGGCAAATGCGGCCTTAACTTCTCCGGTTCTTGGATTGGTTGCCTCAACCACAGTTCCTTCCAATGCGAGCACCTATGTAATGACTAAGGGAATTCTATCCAACGTGGATACTTCTGCTTTCACCGCAGGAGATATTCTTTATCTTTCACCTACTGTTGCCGGTGCTCTTACCATAACGAGGCCCACAGTTCCTAATTATGTAACCAGAATAGGAACAGTTTTGGTTTCCAATGTATCAACCGGATCTATCTTGGTAGAAGTAGCTCCTGCGGTTCTCGGAAGGGAAACCGGAACTGTTAGTGCTACGTTCAATATCAATGGTGCAAATGCTCTAACCACTTCTTCAATCGGATCTACTGTTCAACCTTATCTCGGATCATCGTTCGTATCTTCAACCGCCGCCGGAACCGGGATCTCGGTATCTGGATCTACCGGTGCGGTAACGATCACGAATATCGGCGTTACTTCAATCGTGGCCGGAACTGCGGCAACTGTATCTAACGCAACCGGAACTGTAACCATCAATGCTAAAAATTATCTGGCTCAAGGCGTGTTCAGCTATGCCACTTCATCAACCATCTGGGATGATGCAATCTGGATCCCCCGCACAACTTCCACAGTTTCCGATGTTCGGTGCGTGAACCAAGCGGCAGGCGATACTGTAACTCTGAACTTCTACTATGGAGCATCCAGAAATACTGCTACGAGCTCTGCATTCAAGTTGTTCTCAAGCGATCAAACAATCACTTCAACTTCTACGCCTACTGTTCTAACAATCAATGCTTCTTCTACTCCCGGGCTCAATCAACCACTTCGTATGGTTGCTTCAAACGCCAGTAGCACCGAAACCACATGCTCGGTTTATTACCAAGAAAATTAATGATTAAGAGGATATTAGCTTACATAGGATGGGCCATTAAATCTTTACTTGATGATTCAGATGAACGTATCGCTATAATTCAAGAACGCCACAGTCGCTACGATAAAGAATTACTAAAATGTATAAGAAATACCTAATTTTATCAGCTTTTCTACTTGCCCTGATCCCGGGAGTTTCTTTGGCGGTGGGCAATGGATCCATTACTTTTAATGGTTCTTCCGGCCCATTTACAAGTGCATCTGTAACTGTTGTGCACGATACATCGCTTGGTACGTTGGATTCAACCGGAATCGTTGTTTGGAATTCAGCAGGAACAGTTCAGCAATGGGCAGCATCATCTTCTCTTAACGGAACAAATGCCGCAGCTTATTTCTTTGCGAATGGAACCTATAATCTTAAAGATATTGGCCCCGCAGCAGGTTTATCTCCGGGAAATTATAGAATGGCGGCGGTTTCTCTTTTTCATGGATGTTGTACTGCTGCACAAATGGAAACGCTTTGGAATACAGAATCCAACGCAAATACCAATAGTGCCGGATATTATTATCCGGTAAATTTTACGATAAGTGCCGGAACTGCCATAACTTCTGATTGCACCGGTGGAACGATTACTCATTCCGGCGGAAAAACGATCCACACCTTTAATTCCAGTTCTTCCCTTGTTTGTGCCGGAGATGTATCTGCCAACGTGTTAGCGGTAGGAGGCGGTGGATCTGGTGGCTATGGAGGCGGCGGTGCCGGTGGATTCGTAACTTCAACAGTTACAATAGGTGCCACTTCAACAGTTACAATCGGGTTGGGTGGAGCGAAACAGGCGATCAACCAACAGGGTGTTAATGGAGGAAATACTACCTTCCCGGGTATCTTGGCTTATGGCGGCGGTGGTGGTGGAACGAATACAGTTGGTAAGGATGGCGGATCCGGCGGTGGAGGAGCCGAAGATGGTGCTTCAACCAAGGTTGGTGGCAATCCAGTAGCCGGCCAAGGTAACAAGGGTGGAGATTCTACTGTTGCATCCCTTTCGTTCGGAGGCGGCGGTGGTGCTACAACCGCAGGGCAAGATGCTCAAAGTAATGCGGGTGGCCAAGGTGGAGATCCGGCTACTTCAACGATCTCCGGAGCGGCAGTTTGTTATGCCGCAGGTGGCCCGGGTGCTTCCAATGGCGGTGCCGGAAGAACCGGAAATTGTGGTGCAGGATCTACTGTAACAAATGCCGATGGAACCGATGCCACAGCAAATACCGGAAGCGGTGGCGGTGGAGGATCAAACAATGGAGTCGGCCACGCCGGAGGTGCCGGTGCATCCGGTATCGTGATAGTTTCCTATACTACTCCGGGAGCGGCTACAACCGCAGTTTGTCGGATCAAAGCAATCGGGCGTTGCCACTAACATGAACGAAGATGAATTAAAATCAAAACTGGCGAAAGCAGAAGAAATTAACCGGATCAATGAACTTCTGGATGAGGAACGTGCTAAATCAGATCGGCTATATGCAATTAAACTGGCAGAGGTAGCTATATTCTCGTTAATTGGTTTGTTATCCTTAGCGGTAGTCGGAGCGTTAATTAGTTTGGTTATAAAGAAATGAAGAAACACGCTTATTACATCTCGTTCTTCCTTCTGGGGATGATGGCAATCGTAACCGCATATTTTTTCTATTGGACTTTATATCCCTTCAAAGTTGTAGAAATAAATAACAATCCGGTACCGGTTGCGGAAAAGGTTGTTCGCCAAGGTGGGCCGATTACTTACACAGTAAACTTCTGCCGGTTCACAGATGTTCCGGCGGTATCTACCCGGGTATATGTGGATGGGATAGAATTCTATACACCGGCGATCATCTCCCAGTTCCCGGTTGGATGTTACCTGAAAAGCTTTACTGCTACTGTACCGGATTCCTTACCGCCGGGAGAATATCACTTGGAGATCCGGAATGCCTATCAGATAAATAAACTACGAGAGGTGCCGATCACGTTTGAAACACAAAAATTCACAGTAATAAAATAATATGTACGGATTAATACCGCCGAAAGATGATATTCGTAGGTTCTCTTACCGGAAGTATTTTGGAGCAGCGTTTCTGCCCCCGCTAACAGATTTCATAAACAAGCCCTTATCCATCAAGGATCAGGGTAATTCGGATATGTGTGTTGCCTATGCGGTGAGTTCAAGCTCCGAGAAGCAGGAGGGCGTGATCTTGGAGCCGGCTTATCTCTTTGCCAAAACCAAACAGATCATGGGCGATTGGCAGGGTTGGGGTGCAGATCCTATCGCCGCCATGAAAGCTTCATGCAATTATGGGGCTCTGGAATCAACTGTAAGCCCTTATTCGCTCGCCAATGGCCGGAACTTCGTGGCTAACTGGGCTAACTGGGATCAGAAATGGGATAGATTAGCCGGATTACACAAGAAAAAGGCCTATTTTGAACTGGATGGAGGCAATGATATCTTCAATTCCATCGTTATAGGGCTTTATGATAACCGGGCGATTCACACTACCGCAGTTATCGGAGTTTACTGGCAACCGGAATGGACTTACGCCCAAAATGGTGTGATCAAAACTACCGGTACGAATACAGCGAATCCGCATGCCTTGGAAATAATCGGCCAGAGGATCATAGATGGTACGCCTTACTTGGTAGCCCAGAACTCTTGGGGAACCGGATACGGAAACTATGGGATCTACTACTTCTCCCGGGAAGTGGCTAATGAGTTCTTATTCGCTCTGGCGATGATAGATGCGGATCCGGAGGATGTGAAAAAAGTAACTTGGGGCCTGTTAGAGTATCTCAAAGATATGCTATTGGATTTATTAAAAGCATTAAAACCACAAGTGCCGGTTGTGGAACAAAAACCAGAAATCATGAATAAAGTAAGCCAGTTGGTTCCCTTCGCAAAAGCGATTCAGGAACATGAGGGTTGGTTCCCGGGATCGGTTAGTTACCGCAACTCAAACCCCGGAAATCTGAAGTTCACAAACTACACGCAGAGTTTGGGAGCTACCGGAAAAGATCTTAGAAATTTTTGCATCTTTCCGGATGAAGCTTCCGGATTCAATGCGTTATGCAGGATGGTTCAGGATGCGGCGAACAATCAACTAAAAGCGTACAAGAACTGTACGATCCAAAGTTTCTTCGCTGTATATGCCCCATCTTCCGATAAGAATAATCCGGATCAGTATGCAAAAATTGTTGCATCAAAGGTCGGCTCGGATGTAAACGCTTTACTTAAAGATATAATATGAACCCATCACCCGCTTGGAGGTTAAACGCCGCAGATCTTAAGAAGTGGCTCACGAATATGTTGGTGTTTTTAGCACCGGTAGTTGTGATCTATCTCACTTCAGTTCTTGGCAATGTGCAAACCGGATTTTCTTGGAGTGCTTTTGCTTTGAATCCCGCAACTCAAGGTGCGTTAGTTCTCTATGTGCTCAACGCCGCTTTGGACTTCTTCAAGAAGTTATCTGCCGGGCAATAAAACAAAAACTCCCCGCCTGTTTGGAAATCGGGGAGCTAAATTGCATGCTTATTTACTTTCGTTTTGATCGGAACTTCACTTCCGATACATAGATATTACCACATTTCAAGGAATCCATCAAGGGGATATTCTTTGAGATAAGAGATGTATAACTCTTATTTCAGGGAGAAATCCCTGCGTACCTTGAAAGGAGCAAAAGATGAAAAGGAAGCGGAGAAAAACCAAACACCATCTCCGGAACAAATGTATGGGTGGAAAATCAACGCCGGAAAATCTGCTAACGCTCTGGAACGATTCGCATGAGCTTTGGCACAAACTATTCCGGAATATGGATCTGGATCAGATCATAGAGTGCCTGCAAAGGGTTCGCCGGCTCCAAAAAAGAAAGGGAGGTGGAACGTGAACCGCAGCAAAAGCTTCTGCCAGAGGTGCAAGGAGCTGATTGATTACAAGAGCCAATGGGTTGCGATCCAAGATGAGTATATGATCTTCTATCATTGGGCCTGTTATCTTAAGGCCCGGAAAGATGGGCACATGCCCAAGCCGGATTACTTCCACAAAAAAGGCGATGAGGAACCACCTTAATTTCATTGTTTTTGCTCATTAAATCCCCTCACCTAATCGTGAGGGTTTTTATCCACAGGGTAGGTTTGCTTCAAGCGTTTGATATGCTACTATAAATAGTATGAGAAAAAAGAATAAAGAAGCCCAGAAACTTGGGAAGCTATCAGTAAAGAAGCGTAAGGCAAAAGTCGGAACCGCAGAGTTCAAAAAACAGATGAAAAAAGCTTCGCTTGTGGCGAGAGCTAACCGGTTGGAAATGAAAAGCATCAAAGGTATCTGCGAACAATGTTTTGAGTATAAGGTTTTATATCCGGTGGAACGTTTGGATAAATCCCGCCGCCGGGTAGTTGAGGTAAGTGCATGGATCTGTAAATTGTGCGGTGCATATTTATTCGGGAATAAGCAATAAGCTTGTTCTCTGAATTCTGGGTATCTCGCAAGCTGCATAAACCCAAGATACTTGCTCGGCAAGGTGAGGGTGGCGGATAAACGGATACTTGGAATTCAGAGAGTGATCTCTGAACATTATGAATATAATAAATTTAATAATCGGCGGAGTGGCAATTGCCCAAACACTTTCTCCGATTAAGTACGATGTAATAGTTAAGGATCCGCTAAGCAAATGGATTGATAAGTTATCAATCGTGGAATCCGGTGGCCGGCCCGGAATAAAAATTCTGGATAGTAATAATAAATACAGTTATGGATGTATGCAGTTCCAAATGGATACATTCCGGAGCTATGTTAGAAAATACGATCTGCTACCGGAAGCCGAAGATCTGGAACTGGAAAACTGGATCTACGATTGCGAGTTCCAAAAATATCTGGCTCACCGGATGATCTCCGAAGATCCCCGGAACATAAACCATTGGAAAAATAGTTTACCGAAAATAAAATGAAATACGAATTAGCAAAACAACTTAAAGAAGCCGGGTTCCCACAAGAGGAAAAAGATCACACCGGCCAAGCGTGGGTAGATGAACGTGAAGATTCTTTTGGGCATCCAACTGGCGATGAAAATGAATTTTTAGTTCCGCCGCTTGCTCAACTTATTGAGGCATGTAGAGAAGATAGATTTTTAAGTTTGGAACTGATCTGCCCAGAAAAAGGTAAATGGGGTGCTTCAACAAAAACTCATGAGTGCGATTGTGCCCGGTGCAAAAAATTACTGAAAGATAATCCGGAACAGTTAGCGGTGAATTGGGAATACGCCGAGGGTACATCACCAGAAGAAGTGGTAGCTAAACTTTGGCTACAAATTCAAGCGAGAAAAAAATGAAAACAGAATACTGCGTTCAATGTGGCATCATGATCGGCGGAGGAAGAAAAACTTGTTCCCGGAAATGTTATCTGGAGCTCCGGAGAAACAGAAATGTTCCGAAGGGTGCATGCCAGATCTGCGGGAATCTAAGATACACGCTCTACCGGTTCGGCCAAGGTTCAATGATGTGTAGCTTGTGTGCAAATAAGATCCTAAAAAACAACCATTCAGCTCTTGAATATATAACATCCCATGCAGTTAAAATCGCCCCTACAACGAGTTCGGAAAGCGAAAACACATAAATCCCCACCCGGGGCCGGAAAACGCCAAATAGCCCCTGTTTTGCCAAAGGCCGAGCCACCGGTAAGGCGGTTACTATGTGCAGAATGCCGGAAACCGATCAGGGTTGGTTACGGATCTAAAAAAGGATGGGTATGTTGGCTATGTGCATAAGTTATCCCCAGATTCTTTTTGGAGATCTATGTTATAATCTGAAGGTAAGAAAAGGGGAACGGATTAAATAATTTCTTCATACTGAAATCAAGCCATACCCCCTTAAATCTTATAGGGTTGCTCTATGGGCAGTAATTACTTCCCCCCTCCGATTTATACCCGGAGCAAACAGCAACCCGCCCCGCAAGGGGAGATGATGGTAAGCCATCGGCGGAGATCCAAGAAAAACACAATGAACTACCTAAATAAAAAATCTAAAGATCCTAATGGGGTAGCTCTAAGTGCAAACTTGGGGCTCCGCCATTGGGATTTTTTATTAACAAAAAGGGCTTAGTCGGCCCACAAAATAAACAAACAGTATCATGGCCCAGAGAAGAATGTTTAGTAAATCAATAACCAATTCAAGCCGGTTCCTGATGATGCCGCAATCATCCCAGAACCTGTATTTCCATCTCGGAATGAACGCCGATGATGATGGCTTCTGCGAACACTTCGCAATTATGCGGATGACAGAGAGTAAACCGGATGATCTGAAGGTGTTGCAAGCTAAGGGTTTCGCCCAAGTATTTGATGATCGGGTTCTGATCTTGGTGGATTGGAAGGAGAATAATTACATCCAGAAAGATCGCTACACGCCAAGTAAATACCTTGAAATCTACAAGGAAGAACTCAAACAGATAAGCTCCGGTATACAAGATGTATACAAAGTGGATACACAGGTTAGGTTAGGTAAGGATAGGTTAGGAGAGGATACAAATACAGCAACTAAGGAAGTTGCGGGAGTTAAAGAAATTTTAACTTCTTTCAAAGAAGTAAATCCGGCGTATTCCCGGTTGTTCTCCAATAAAACTCAAAGAGCCACCGCAGAACGCCTTATAAAGCAATTCGGCTTAGAAGAACTAACTGCGATGGTTGCCCAGTTACCGGCGATCAATCAGATTCCCTATATGCCGGTTACTACCACGCCTTACGAACTGGAAAAGAACCTTGGAAAAATCAAAGGCCGCTTGGCTCAACAAACCCAAGTAAAAAATAAAGGAATAATTGATATCACCCAATGAAAATTTACAAGATAAAAATGATGAGCGGAACCGAGATCCCCTTGAAGGAAGAACACTTGGAGGCGTTTCTGGCGGCGAGCTCCCGGGGAGGTTTGATAAAAACCGCTTATGGGATAGTGAACTGTTCAAGCATAGATTCCATTACGCTGCACAAGGAGATGATGCGGGAGATCTATGAGCAGAAGCGGATGGGGTTAGCGGATCCGGAGAAAGATCTTTTGGGGCCGGAACTACTACCCGGAAACGATAAAAAGCTGCTGAAATAGGGTGTGGATAAGTGCCTATTTTACTTCAACCGCTTGATATGATAGTATTTAGGAAAGGCCGATAAGATAAACCAATTAAAAACCATGCGAGAAATAAATTATTTATGCGATATTTGCAAGAAAAGGTTTGAGAACGAGGAGGATGTAGCCACCCAGATAATGATCGGAGATGGCCCCACCGGAACTCAATCCGATTTCTGCCAAGTATGCACCGCCTGTACGAAGAAGATTAAGGAAGTGATTGCTCAATTATTAAAATAAATCAAGGTCTACTGTTTCCTGCCCCTTATGTTGTAGAACTTGGGGGGCAGAAAATAACAAATAAAACTATGTACAAAACTTGTAATAACGAAGAATGCCCATTGAAAGGAGGATTCAGCGAAAAAGATTTCTGCACGAACTGCGGAAGGAAGCAGGTACCGGCCAAAGGAAAAGGAATTTGTGGCCATGATGTATGGCTAAACGAAACGTATTGCGGAATCTGTGGAGTGTATTTGCTCCACGATCCCCGGCAGGATGATGAAGATCTAAACTCTATACCGGTAGATAAGTACGATGAAGCGGTATCAAGTTACGATCCAACCGAGGATCCGATGTTAGATTACGAAAGGTCAGAGATGGCGGCGATCCGAGCGGATCACGATAGAGAAACCAGAGCCGGATTGTAATATGATCAAACTTAACGAAGCACCTTGCGAGTATAGAGATTCTAACCACACTTACATTTCTAAAGAGAATGGAAAGCTGTGGCCCGGAGTAACTTCCATTATTGGGAACTTAGATAAGCCATATCTTAAAGCATGGGCAACCAAGGAGAACTATCTCCACATGATCGCCCACGCTAAAGATGTGCATGAAGCTCTGGCGAATGGAGATCTGGCCGGATATGAGGCGATCTGCACCGAAGCTAAGAATGCTTATCTTAAAAAAGCCAAAGATGCGGCGAGCTCCGGAACCATAGCCCACGATTGGATAGATGCCTATCTCGGAGCCAAGGTTGATGGGATCTCCCTGTATAACGAACCGATTGAGGATGAAAAAGCCCGGGAAGCGGTTAAGCAATTCTTGGAATGGGAAAAAGCTACCGGAGTAGAGTGGTTAGCCGGAGATACAGTTGTGGGTTCCAAGATCCACGAATTCGGCGGAAAGTTTGATGCCTTAGCCATAATCGCCGGTAAAAAAACTCTGATAGATTTCAAAACATCTAATCAGATCAGCAAGGATTATTTCATCCAAACTGCGGCATATCAGTTGGCTCTGGCCGAGATGGGGTATATGTGCGAACAGCGTTTGATTCTCCGGATCCCCAAAGATGGCAAGGAGTTTGAAGCGATGATCGTGCCTACGCCCTTAGATCTGGATATATCCGCATTCTTAGCCCTCCGGCAGATTCAGCGATGGCTATCTTATGTGGATAACGAAGGAAACGGAATAACAGAAAAAGGAAGAATAATAATTAAATAAAAACATGAAAATAAAATACTTAAAGTTTGAAGATGTAAACCGAGATCACCAACCATATCTGGATAAAAATGGCCGGCCATTCTACCGGGCATCTATGAAGGTTGAAGGCAATGAGAACTGGCTATCCGGTTTCGCTTACTCGGAAGATCCGATGAGGAAATGGAAGGTAGGAGATGATGTGGAGATAGTCATCACGCCCAAAGATGTAAACGGAAAAACCTATTACAACTTCCAAACCCCCAAGAAAACTTTTGATAACAGCAAGGTGTGGGATAAGTTAGCCGAACAGAAGATTGAAATTGATACCTTGAAGGCAAAAGTGGTTGATCTTGAGGGCCGGATCAGCGTTTTAGCTAAATCGGTTGAGGATCTGGCAAACGTAAACAGCGTGGATAACGAAATCCCATTCTAAAATGGAAAAGATCACAGCAGATACAGTTTTGAACTGGGCCCGGGAGCAAGTGGAGAGCAAGAAGATGCCCTCCCGGGAAGTGTGGTTGGATATGGCGTTCCGGCTTAATTTGCTCCGGATAGATGAAGCCCAAACTCTGAATGAGATGAGGCAGAAGGTGGCGAACTACAAACTGGCGATTATGGAAACCCAAGTTAAGAGGAATGTTGCCGCCGCCGAGATTGAGGTTGAGGGCTCGGATGAATACCGGTTAATGAGGAACCAAGAAGTTAAAGTGGATGTGATAGAAGAATTTGTAAGGATCGCTAAAAAGAATAGTGATCAATCATTCTAATGTTTATCCTAACTATAATCGGAGCCCTGTTTCTTTTGTGGGTGATCGTGCTTCTCGTTTCTATCGCCTATGATCCAACGAACAAGCCGAAGTACAACTACTCCTTGGAGAAAGCAGGAATAACCGATTTCAAGGAAATGAAAGAAGAAAAGCACCGGAGGCATGATCAGGAGATGCTCAAGCAGTTTGCTCCAACGGATTACGAAAAAATCCTTTGCAAGTGCGGCCATACGAACGCCCAACATCACAGGCCAGAAAAACAAAATACGCCCGGATGTATGCCGGAAAAGAGGTGTTGCAAGGAGTGCAATAGGTTTGATTACGATGAAATAGCCAATAATAACTAATAAACATGGAAGAAAAAATCTGGAAAAAGAACGAAGTAATGGGGAACTATATCTTGGATGATAAAGCCGGTAAGGTGTTTCTATCTTACCAACCCAACGATCAGTTCAATTTTGGATTACCGGAGCTTGATTCATCTAACCCGGAAACCGCAGTAGTTCTGATCGCAGATAAGAAGGTTGAGTGGAAAAAAGAACCGGTGAACCGCTATCTGATCTTCCGGGGAGATCGCCGGAAGGAATTGGAAGAACTCTATCCGGATATTGAGAAGCTAAAAGAGTTCTGGAAAAAAGAAGGTGGCCATTTTTGGTCGGATGGCTTAGATGAAGAAACCAATGGAGAGCTTAGCGAAGGAACTGAACGAGTTGAATAAACTGGGCATCTGCACCGCCGGAACGATGAGTTTCGGTTGTGCCTGCCCGGAGTGCATGAAGAAGGCGATGGAAAGAATAAAAAAGTTTCTGGAAGATATAAAAAAATAAAAATATGCAAAACACATCATTTGGAGAGAAGGTTGGAATGGGGGTTGGAGTGGTTATATTCATTGGGTTGATTGTCGGAGTAATCTGGGCGGTATTCTTCGGCGGTAAAATATATAGCCGGTATCAACTAAGAATGGATGCCGAGAACGAAGTAGCTATCAACGAGATAAAAATTAAGCAGCAGGAGCAGTTGATCCAAGTTGAAAAGCAAAAAGCAGAGATCCGGATCGTAGAGGCAGGAGGTATCGCTGAATCCCAGAAGATAATTAACAGTTCCCTTACGAACAATTATCTCCAATACTTAGCGATCCAAGCTCAAGAAAAGATGGCCGGTAGCCCAAACCATACCCAGATATATATCCCGGTTGGAACAAACGGAATCCCGCTCATAAAAACCATAGAATAAAACATGGATAGCAAAGAGATAGAACGAACACGAGAAAAAGGCGGTGCCGGTGAAGATTGGATAGATGGAGCTATGGGTTTGTTTGGATGGAAAGCTATTAAGTTTGATTGGTGGCAGGCCTCCGCAGATCGGCTCTACTTCCGGGATGGGAACTGCATCTTGGCTCAATGTAAAAACAAGGAGCCGAGAAGGGTGTATCCGGATACCGGATTAGAGCGTAGCCGGTTTGAAGCTTTCAAGCAGATGTGTGCGGATACCGGAATTCCGGGAATGATTCTGTTCACCGATTCAACCGATGATGTGTATGGAGAATGGCTTAAGAATCTGAAAGATGAATCTCATCCGGGCCAATATAACAAAAAAGATGGCTATGAGATGATCTATTTCTGGCTTCAAGATCTTAAAACTATCAAAGAGTTGCTCAATGGATAATATCTTCAGAGAGTTACAGTTAAAAAACTGGGAGAAACGATCCTTGGAATCCTGCATAAAAGATGCAAAGAAATATCTGATTGAAACCGAGGGAGAAGTGTGTAAGTTGTGCGGAGCAACAGATGATCTAACAGTAGATCATATAATCCCAAAATCCATCTTGATTGCATTCGGAATAGATCAAAAAGATACATTGAAAATTCCTTTTTTTCTTCAACTTCTATGCCGCCGGTGCAATGTTCTGAAGAAAGATCGGATAAACTGGAAGGATCCCCGGAGCAAAGAGATACTAATCAGATTGATTAACGAGATATGAGGCCGATACCGGAGAAATTAAAAAAAGAACTGGCATCCTTGCCCCAAGTGTGTGCGAGAAAGGGCGAGGATTGCCGGGGAAGAATAACTTGGGAGCATGCAATGGTGTACGCAGGTTCCCAGATCAACGAGAAGTGGGCTATAATTTTTCTATGTTGGCATCATCATCTCGGATCCGGCTTAGATAAGAAATGGAATCAGCGTTTCGCAGTATGCCGGGCAACAGAAGAAGATCGCAAAAAATATCCAAGAATTAAATGGACACAATATACATAAAACCGCTATCAGTAAACGAAGTTTGGCAGGGCCGGAGATTCAAAACCCAGAAGTATAAGGATTATGAAACTCTGGTGTATGTGAACCTGCCGAAGAAGTATAAAATTCCCGCCGGTAAACTGATCGTAGCTTACAACTTCGGGGTATCCAGTAAGAACGCCGATGTTGATAATTTGATAAAGCCGCTTACAGATATTTTACAAAAGAAGTATGGGTTCAATGATCGGCAGATCTACCAGTTGCATGCGGAAAAAATGGATGTAAAAAAAGGCCAAGAATTTATAGAATTTATAATAGAAAAATATGATTGAGTGCAAAAAATGCGGAACTAAATATAATACCGAGCAACCATTCTGCACGAACGTAGAAGGCGGATGCTTGGATTACACGATCCAGAAGATTGAATATCCTAAATCCGGCGGAACGTTCACCCATATTCATGGCATGAAGTACGCCTATAATGGCTATCCAGATCATTTAACTCTGGGGCAGAACGCCACAGTTAAGAGAGCCCTGATCTCAACTATCAAACTTGCGTTCAAGATCTGGCGGCATCCGATCCAAGCTCCAATCAACTGGCTTGCGGAGGTTTATGAAGCAGAATACGAGAAGTTTCAGATCCAAGAACACAGATTAAGCCGGAGCTCCAAGGAGATTCTCCGGGTTGGCCGCCTGTTCGCTAAAAATGATCGCCAACTCAAGGCAGCGTGGTGCATTGCGATGTTCTGGGAGATGGATACCGCTTACCGGTACCGGGGGCAGGATATTTTAGCGGAGTTAGATCAAGAAGCGGCGAAAAAGAACATTGGCAAGGAGGTGATGAGATTGCTAAAGCTTGGGATCGGGCGTGAGCTCATTATCCGGGATAAATGGAAACTATTTTTATGGTTAGCGAAGATTGCCATGTGGATCCCGGCGATCCGGAGAACTGTTAAGGCAATGCTCTTGGAGTTGAAATTGCCGGAGATTAAACCGGATATCTCTGATAAGTATTTCATGGCCAGATACTTTGATTATAACTTTGCCGGCCTGCCCTACGAGATCCGGGCCGCATGGAAAGCCCAAGAAGATGAAGATTATGTGGATCCGGTGATCAAAGTTGAGGAATATGCCAACGTGCATGTGAATCCTAACAAGTTTTTCTACCAGTTATCTCCGGTTATGGCGGAGAAGATGGCGGAAATAGTAAAAAGTCGGATATTAGAACTACATAAAAAACGAAATGAGCAAGGGAGAATGGGTGATACAGATCACAAAGATCATATTGGGGCTAATAGCCCTGTATCTGCTGTATAAATTGGTCGGAAACGTTTGTATAATTCAGCAAAATGTGTTAATATAATATCAATGGAATATCTAATCTTTGCGGCAGGTGTAATTATTGGATTATTGATTCGGGATATAAAAGTTGCGGGCATTGATCGGTGGGAAGAAATAAAAGAAAGCCGGGAGAACAAGGGCAAGGCCCAGTTTTTTGAGCCGATGGGAGCTAAAGAAGCGTACGAAAATTCACAAAACATAGATGAGTTTCTTAATAAATTAAAATAAATGAACGAAATACATTTTAGGAAGGAGGCCATGAACAAAATGGTGGCCGGAATTGATAAGGTATCAGATGCAGTAGGCGGAACTTTGGGCCCCAAGGGATTGAATGTGTATATCGGAGATCCTTACACGCCGGTGATCTCCAATGATGGCGTAAGAATCGCTCTGAAAATCTCGCTCCCAGATAAGGTGGAAGATGCCGGAGCGTATGTGATCCGGAACGTTAGCTCGCAGCAGAATGATGATGTGGGAGATGGAACGACAAGCGTGGTTGTTTTAACCCAAGCGGTGATCCACGAGGCCTTAAACCGCCCGGAGAACGCTATGGAGCTCAAAGAATCTCTAAAGTTGGCCGGTGATAAGGTTCTGAAGTTGCTAACCAAGAAGAAGATGGTTATCAAGGAAGAAGATATTGAACAGGTAGCTTTGATCTCTGCCGAGAACAAGGAGTTGGCGAAGCTTATAACTGAAATAATCAAGAAGCTCGGAGATAAAGCGGTTATAAATGTGGAAGATTCTAAAACTTTTGCTACCGATTATGAGATCGTGGATGGCTACGAAGCTCCGGTGGGTTTTATGAGCCCACATTTTATTACCGATAAGAAATCCGGCAAAGCGGAATATCAGGATGTGGTGGTGCTCGCAGTTGAGCAGAAGATCTCCAACATCCAAGATATCAAGCCGATCTACGATCAGATGATGGCAGAGAAGATCAATAAGTGCGTAATCGTGTGCGAAGATATTGATGATTCAATTCTGGGGATGTTGGTGTTCAACAAGGTGCAGGGAATTTTTAATACATTGGTTATCCGGGCATCTGCTGAACACTTAAGGGATATCGCCGGTACTACCGGAGCCACAGTTGTGGGAAGTTCTACCGGAGTTACATTCCAGAGCGTGAAGATTGAGCATCTCGGCCAAGCCAAGAAGCTTGTATGTGATGCCGGTAAAACTCTGATCATCGGAAATGGAATCTCATCCAAGATCTACGCCGAAGAACTGGAAAAAGTATTGGAGAACGAGCCCAATATGTACATCCAGAAGAAGCTTAAAGATCGTGTGGCCCGGCTAAGAGGCGGTGTGGCGATCCTCCGGATCGGAGCTCCAACCGATTTAGAGCGGGAATATCTCAAACTCAAGGCAGAAGATGCGGTAAAAGCGGTTCAGGCGGCCTTAGAGGAGGGGATAGTTGAAGGCGGCGGCATGGTTCTATGGCGTATATCGCAGGAATTAGGCGAGAAAACCCCGGGTGAACAGATCCTTAAGAGAGCTTTAACCGCCCCATTGAAGAAAATATGCGATAACGCCGGTAAAGAATACGCCGAGATCATAAAGAATTTACCGGAGAACCAAGGTTACGATGCCCGGAACAACCGCTATGTGGATATGATTAAGGTCGGAATCATAGATCCGGTTAAGGTGGAACGTTGTGCAGTAGAGAACGCAGTATCCGCAGCAAGTACATTTATAACTACATTCGCAATAATAACTTTATTAGATGAGCCAAAATAACGTAGAGCTCACGATCCCCAAGAAGATCGGAGTGTATGAGGATAAGAAAACCAAAGCCCAAACAGTTGCATTGCCATTCAAGTTCTTGGATGGAACGCCGGGAGTGGTAATGGTTACCAAGCTAAGAGGCGGCAAATGGAAGCCCACAGAAGATATCGTTTCAATTCAAATAAACTTCAATGATTAACATAGAACCCCAGAAGAACATTGTGCATATAAAAACCGAGGAGGTTAAAGCCGGTGCCTTGGATACATCATCCCGGGATTCGGCTATTGAGGTTGCCCAAGTGGTAAGCGTGGGGGAAGGTGTGGATCTGAAGCCCGGAGATAAGATCTTCGTAAAAGCATGGGCAGTTGATACGATAGTTCACTTAGGAGAAAAGTACCGGTTCGTAAACGTTGAAACCGGAGGCATACTTGCCACGATAAAATGATTCCCGCTTGTGATAACCGGCGAAAGTGCCACGATCCCTTAGTTCTCGCAGATGGGGATTCGGCAATGGTGGTGATCTGCAAAGAATGTAAGCACAGCTATGTGATCCGGAAAGATCAGTTCAGAGGGAATCCGGAGATTAGAAGCTATGTAAAGATCTTCCGCCGGGATGCCCTGCAAGGAAACGATAATCTGTTTTATAAATACTATTCACAGCACTTAAAGCAATGAAAGATACAGAATGTCTTAAACATATCCGGGAAATGCTCAATGCTATGCATAAGAAGTGGAGCAAAGATCCAAGCGAAGATGGGCATCATAAATCCTCGGAAGGAGCGATAGAAATAATTTGTTCGTATCCAAATTGGTTTGAAGCTAAGAGCTATACAGAAGATAAGCCGAGCATAAGTTGCAATATATATTCTTACTTATTTGGCCCCAGTAGAACGCACGAATTCGCATCAATGGATGAAGCATTAGATGAAGTGGGAAGATGGTATAAGGGATATATGGGGAAAGATTATAAAATAGAAAAATTAAAATGAAAAAGAAAAAGCCCAAGAAGAAAGCATTACCGGATAATCCCTGTTGGTGGTGCCGGGGAGAGCTATGTTGGGATAATGATTTTGATGGAGAAGATGCCGGAGAGAAGGTGGAGTTGGTAACGTATCTGCATTGTATGAAGTGTGGGGCCACAGTAGTGTACTATTCAAAAGAGTGATTTTGTGGTAAAATATAAGCATGGAAGAAGAAATCAAAGAGGATAAACTCAATCTCAAACAGGAAAAATTTTGTCAGCTCTACGCCGGGGATAAAGAGCTCTTTGGGCATGGCACCGGATCTTATATGGAGGCCTATAATGTGGAACCGGCTAAGTGGAAAACAGCTATGGTGAACGCCTCCCGGTTGCTATCTAATGCTAAGATTCTAAGGCGTATAAATGAGTTGTTGGAACTGAATGGTTTGAATACTCCATTCGTGGATAAGCAGTTAGAGTTCTTAGTAACCCAGAATGCAGATTTCAAATCTAAACTCGGAGCGATTAAAGAATACAATCAGCTTAAGAACCGGATCAAAACTAAGTTGGATATTACTTCCGGTGATGAGAAACTCGGATCTATCTCAATGGAGATGCTATCTCTGGCCGAGGAGGAGTTAAAGAAACGTAAATTAGAGGATGAATAATGTTGAAAAGTATGCGGCAACCCAGAGCATCCATCTGTTTTTAGAAAGCTATGGAATTACAAACGATCAAGGCCAAAAATTAGATTTCAAAGATCATGCGTACTTATGGGATATCTACAAAGATTTCTCGCCCAAGCAAGCGATCCTTAAAGCCGCCCAAATCGGCTTCAGCACCGCAGCGAACATCAAAGCGTTATGGCTCGCCAAGAACCGGGGATTGGATATCATTTACTCCTTACCCTCTGCTTCCGATATTAAAGATTTTGTGGGAGGCAAAACGAATCGGCTTATTGCCAATAACTCAATCTTCCAAGAATGGACAGCAGATAAAGATAGCATTGAACAAAAAAGAGTTGGCTCTAATGTCATCTATTTTCGTGGCACTTGGACTGAAAGAGCTGCCATCGCAATTCCTGCTGATCTGTACATATCAGATGAAACCGATAGATCCAAACAAGAGATCGTAAGCCAGTATGCTACCCGGTTGCAGCACAGTAAGTTCGGATGGGAATGGTATTTTAGTAACCCAAGCGTGCCGGGCAATGGCGTGGATAAGTATTGGCAGATCTCCGATCAGAAGCATTGGTTCGTAAACTGCGATTGCGGCAAGGGAGAGCACAAGGGCCGGCAGTTCTTGAACATGGATAGCATCAAGTATTCCAAGATCGGCATGCCATACTTCGGATGTATCTATTGTGGCAAAGAGTTGAACCGGAGAGCCGGAGAATGGGTTAGGAAGTATGCGGATAAACCTTACTCCGGATATTGGATCAGCTTGATGATGAATCCCCGGATCTCGGCAGAATACATTTTGAATAAGAAAAAAGAGTTCAGCGAAGAACAGTTCGCCAATTTCGTTCTGGGGCAACCATTCATCGGCAAGGGTAATGTATTAACCAAAAACATCTTCTTCCAGAACCTTGTTGGATCTATCAACCCTCAAGATTCCCGGAATATCATCGGCGTGGATACCGGTAAGGGAATCAACTATGTGGTGGGCAATAAGTATGGATTATTTTACTACGATAAGTGTGAAGATTATGGCCCCTTGGAGAATCTCTTAAGGCGTTGGCCCAATAGCATCATGGTGATAGATCAAGGCGGTGATATCATCGGCCCCCGGAAGCTAAGGGAGAAGTATCCGAACCGGGTATTCTTATGCTTCTTCCGGCAGGATCGCAAGAACGATGAACTTGTATCTTGGAATGATGAAGATGGAACTGTAACCGCCGATAGGAATAAAATGATTCAGCTTATGGTGGATGAGTTTACAGAAAAGAGAATCCCGATCTATGGCACCGAGAGCGATTGGTGGGATGTATGGACAGAATTCGCCGGTATGTACAGAACCCAAGAGGAGAATGCCTTGGGGATCCCGGTGTATAACTGGAATAAACCGCCATCCGGTAGATGCGATTACCCCTTTGCGGTGGTGTATTGGAGGATCGGCATGGATAGATTCTTGGATGCTACAACCACGTTTCACGATCCGGGAGGAGCTATGATCGGTTCCCGGGGTATGGATGTGAGGCCGGATGGAACTGCTTTTCTGCCCAAGATGTAATATCCCCATAGATAAAACACGATAAAAGCGTAGAATATACTTATCATGAAATATAACCTTGAAGCGAAAAAGAAAGAAATTGCCAGAAAATTAGCCGGTGAAAAAAGTTTCCACGAAAAGCATCAGGAATACTTAAAAAATACCCATACTGTTAGGAAATATGGTGGGGTTCCCGGATCTGGAAGTGGAAAGGTATATGATTTGAATGCCGAAGGAAAGAAATTTGAAAGAAAAATAAATAGTCCGAACGCAAAGGCGAAAAGATCTCTAAGAAACGCTGCCTACGAAGGCATATTAAACAGGTGGGGCGAAAGAGAGCTCGCAAGATTAAACCGAAAATAATTAAATTATGGCAGTATTACCATCACCGGAATCTTCAAAAGGTATCCTTGGAGCTATCAAGGGTGCTTTAGGTTTGTTTGATGAAACGAACAAGGCCCAAAGTGTTACCGAGCAATCTAAGGCGAGCCCGGTAGATGAATATGAATCTTCGCTAAGCGAGGTTGAGATCGTTGAATTGATCTCTAACTGGAAGAAAACTTACGCCACTTACTACCAAGAGGTAGATAAAACACAGCAGCTTTCGTTTAACTATTGGATCGGCAATCAGAAGGCAGATGAAGGAACCCAGATGCGGGATGCCGGTAACCAAGTGATTGATAACCTTATCTTTGAGGCAGTTGAAACGTTCTTGCCGATTGCTACCCGGGCCAATCCGGATCCTTTGGTGAATGCAGATCCATCCGATATCGGCCAAGAAACCGCTCGGAACATTAAATCCGCCTTGGTTTCATGGGCAGATCAGCAGAAACTCCGCCGGAAACTGGCTAAGATGACAAGGCATTGGGGCTTATACCGCTTAGGAGCTCTTAAGGTTTACTGGGATCCGGTAACTAAGGAGATCAAGCTTGATGTTATAAATCCCCGCCGGATGATCTTTGATCGTGATGGCTACATTGATGAAGGTGGCCGGTTCGTTGGCGAGTATCTCGGAGAGAAGAAACAGGCATCCGCAGCGAAACTCATAGAACTTTTCCCCAAGAAGCGTGAATACATCACCGCTAAAGCCAGTAAGAAACTCGGCACTAAGTTGGAATACTTTGAATGGTGGTACCGGGGCAAGGATATGTTCTTCACCTTAGATGATGAAGTTCTCGGCAAGTATAAGAATCCGAACTGGAACTATGATGGCACCGAACAGGTTAAAGATCCGGAGAGCGATGGCGAGATCACAACCCAAGTTCAGGGCTATAACCACTTCAAGGAGCCCAGAGATCCTTATATCTTCCTTTCAGTATTCTCCGCCGGTTTACATCCGCACGATGATACTTCTCTAATCATGCAGAACATCTCCATTCAGGATATGGTGAACCGCAGATGGAGGCAGATTGATCGCAACGTAGATGGCATGAACAATGGCATGGTAGTTTCCGGTACAGCGTTTACAGAAGAACAGGCCGCTCAAGCCGCATCCGCTCTAAGGCGTGGCGTGGCTATCCGGGTACCTAATGGCAAGGTGAGCGAAGCGGTGCAGAGATTCGCAGCTCCGGCGTTGCCGAATGATGTGTTTAATTCTTTACAGGATGGCAGATCCGAACTCCGGAACATCTTTGGAACTTCCGGATCAACTCCGCAGGGTATTAAGAGCGAACAAACTGCCCGGGGTAAGATCATGGTTTCACAGCAGGATTCAAGCAGAATCGGCGGTGGTGTAACCGAGAACATTGAGCAGGTAGCAGATTCAGTTTATAACTGGGTAGTTCAGATGATGTACGTTTACTACGATGAGGAGCACTACACTACTTCCGCCGGTCAGCAGGGTGGAATGGAATTGATCAGCGTGAAGAACTCCGCATTCCCATTGCTTAAAACGCTTACGATCACAGTTAAAGAAGGTTCTCTGATCCCTAAAGATCCGCTCACGCAGCGTAATGAGGCGATTGATCTATGGAGTGCCGGTGCGATTGATCCGCTAACGTTCTTCAAGAAGCTTGATTATCCGGATCCGGCTCAAGCAACCCAACAGCTTATTCTCTGGCAGATGCTTCAGAAGGGAGCTATCCAACCCCAAGATTATCTTCCGAGCTTTGCAGTAGGCGGTGGAAATCCCGGCCAGTTACCCCAACAGGGCGTAGGAGGCCCGGCGGTGAATCCGGTAGGCCCACAAGAACAACCGCAGCAACCGGCTCCCACAAGCTCCGAAGCGGTAAACCAAGAATCTAAACAGCTATTAAATTCAGTAAAGATCTAACAATGAGTTTATCTGATGCAAGAAAAAGGGTTCCTAAGAATCCAAAAGATGTAGAATGGGCCATGAAGATGCAACGTGAAAGATTGATGCGGGAAGTTGCATTCAGCGAGAGTAAGGCCGGCAAGAAATTATTTAGGGATAAGTTGAAAAAGAAGCAAGGGATCGCCAAAAAGATGGCGAAGATTTAACAATGAAGAAGCAAGATCTGGCTAAAAAAATGATCCCAAGAGAACTTCACAAGTACCACAAGAACGTTGTGGAGAGTGATTCAGGTCGGCCCGGGCTATTTGGCCATCTTCCAACCCGGCTATTCCGGCACGATAAGTTTGAAACTTTGAACCAAGGCAGGAGATATTTTAAGCCCGGAAAAAAGATCAAAGAACCGATCTCGGTTACTTATGATCATAAGGATCGCCGGTACCACATCACAGATGGAGCGAACCGAACCACGCAGGCCTTGGTGAATAAAGATAAGCACATTCCGGCGGTAACAGAGATCGTAGATTCCCGGAAAGGATGGGATTCTCTGATCAAGAAACCTAAAAATATGAAGTATTGGGGCGATAAATACTCGTTATAATAACTTATCCCCATAGAATCTAACCGGAAAACGTATATAATTTAATCAAACAATATAAACACATGGCATATTCCAAAAAAGAACGTTCCGAATATAACGAGAGGCGGCAGCGATTGGCCGAGAAAATGGGTATGGATAAGAACTCTTACAACGCTTTGAGGCGTATTGGGCAATCACTTCACCGATCCGATGAAGATTCTGCTATGGGTAGCAAAGAATGGAGGCACAATCCTAAATACTGGGAAAAAGAATACAGCGATAAGGAGCGTGAGAAGGATGTGAATGAAGCTTTCAAGAAAGCCGGTGCACTTAGGAAGAAAAAGAAATTGGATATTCACTTTTACCACCAGAGAGATCCCCGAGGAGCAACACTACATATCTCCAAGGAGCGAATGAGCGATAGAGATTATTCATCCAAAGGCCATCCGGTTTATTAAATAAAATGGAAGGAAAATTTTTAGAAGAATCCAAAAAAAGATTAGCGATCCGGATGCATCGGAGGTTTTTGAGAGAATTCAAGGGATCTGATGTAGCCAAGGATTCTAAAAAACATTTGGCCGCAATAGGCAAGAGCCACCGATCAAGATTACCGACAGATATAAAGGATGCGAGTGATTACTACTTAGAGAAGGGAAAATATAAACTAACACCGGATCAGAAAAAAAAGAGAGCAGAGGAGCTAACCAAGGCCGGAGCAGGTAGAATATCGGCCCCAAAGTGGCCCGGAGAATAAATAACATGCCAAAATTCTTAGAAGAAAAACTTAAAAAAGAATACGGAGAGAATTCCGATATTCCCTACAAGGTGATGAACAAGCTTGGCGTGATGCGGGGAAATAAAGAAACCGCTAAGGGCCGAGCCGAAGAAAAGAAGCATAAGATGGCCAAGAAGATGAAGATTACCCCGGAATACATGGAAGAATACAAGCGAAAGCACAAAGTAGATTCCGGCCACAACTGCGGCGTATGCGGCAATCCGGCCCATTCAACGAAGCATCACTTAGCCAATAAGTAGCCATGAAAAAGAAAGAGTTAGCAGTTAAGATGCGTAAGAGCGAACTGATCCGGGAGCATAAGCATTTAGTAAAAGTATTAAGAACCGGTAAAGGCCAGAAACAAGAACTCAAAAAACAAAGCAAAGAACTAAAACAATATGAACATTAAAGAAAAGATCTTACAGATGGCTCACCGGATGGGAGGTTCTAAGAAAACCTCAAGGCATATCCCGGAGCCGGAAGCCCACGATTGGCATGCCGGTTACGTTCAGAAACGCCTCAAGGATCAGAAAAAAAACTTAAAGAGATTGGGTATGAAAGAAGTATGGAGTAAGGATGAAGAAGGTCGGCCATACTCAATGATTGGAAGTAAATAACGATGGCAACATTTGAAGAAAAAGAAGCAAGAGAAACCGCCGCCCGGCATAAGAGGTTGAGCAAGATCCGGAATGTTACTCCTCCCCTTGGGCATGCACCGAGAACGAAAGAATACTGGGCTTACCGGAAAGAGCATGAGGAAAAGGGATTTGATCCGGATAAGCGTTGGGGAAATTCGGCAATGAAGGGGCATGGAGTGAATAGCCCGGCTATGATGGATGCAAGAGCCAAGGCACAGGAGATCCACGAGAAGTATGGGAAGCGAGATGAGAGCCCATTTGAAAACATAAAACGCATTCACAGCTCCGGTGCTTACAAGAAGCATGCGAAGGAGGTAGCAGAACTTGAAGCCAAAGAGAAGAAAGAGAGCGTGGCGAAGAAGATGAGTAAGAAGTATCATCCGAGCGAGTATCATAAAGAACTTGGAACTAAGATCTTTGGAAGTACCGGTGGAACTCCAAAGCATTTAGTAGATAAGTTCCTTGATCTTAAGCCGGAAGATAGAGGTAGAGTAAACGTGCAGATGGGAAGATTGCATCGTAGAAAGGAAAGAGTAAAAGGTTTTAGAACTGAAAAAGCATAAAAGGTTACTCGGCTCGCCTATAAGTAGCCCGTACAAGATCCCGGTTCATGGTCATCCGGCCCAAAAACTTGTAAAACATGGAATATGATTTGAACGCACCCGCATTCGGCCCCGGTTCCCAGAACGCAGAAGGAACACAGGATGCAGCTCCGGCCTCCGTAGAGCAGCCGGAAGTACAAGAAGAAGAATCTGTTGAATCAGTAGAGGAAAACAAGGTTCCTTATTCAAGGTTTAAGAACATTCACAATCGTGCTTTAGAAGCAGAAGCGAGAGCGGCAGAATACCAAGCTCAACTTGATGCTTTGAGAGCACAATCGTTCCGAGAACCACATCGTGAAGAAACCACGTTGCCATCCGATTGGGTGGAAATGTATGGCGATTCCGATGCTTCCAAGAGGGCATGGGAGAGGCAGCAAGAGATGAATGAACAGATTAAGTATGAAGCGAGAGAAGAAGCTTTGAATGCAGTACGAGAAGAACGAACGATGGAAGTGGAGCGGATCAACACCAATCTTGAAACGATTGATGAACAGATAGATGCCCTATCCGCCTATGTGGGTAGAGATCTAACCGATAAAGAGCAATCAGCAATTCTGGATATCGTGGATGAATTCACGCCACAGGATGAAGAAGGCAATTATATCGGAGCAACAATTCCATTTGATAAGGCATGGGAGATCTATGAAATGAAAACCCAGAGCCAGAATTCTCCCCGGAGGCAGGCAAGGGATTCAATCGCCGGCTTAAGCGGTTCAGCATCTCAAGGTGAAACCAGTATAGGTGGAGAGAAAAATAAAGATTTCAACCCGCTTGATTGGAATGCATGGAAGAAACGGATATAGGTCAATAAATAATAAATCAATAATAAACAAATATGGCTTTCAACAATGTAGTTGATACAATTACTCTGGAAGAAATAATCCCGAGAGTTGTAGATACTGTATTGAGGAGTAACACATTTGCAACCAAGATGCTTTCTAAAACAAAGCGTTTCGGAGCTGCAACTATGGACTTCCCGATCAAGTATCAGGTAGGTACCGCCATTCAATCCTTCTTGGGATTTGATGCGTTGCCAACGAGTTTCACAGATACTCGTGTACTCCTTAAGTACAATCCTAAATTTGTGGCCGCTAACGTTGCGTTGGCCGGCACCGATCTCATCGCCAACAATACCAATGCGAAAGTTTTGGATCTCACGAAAGTTGAGATGCAGAGCAGAGCACAGGATCTTGCCGATGGACTTGGTACTATGCTTTGGGCAACCGGAGCAGGAAATGGTGGCAAGGATACTAATGGCTTGGGAAACATCGTTGATGATGGTACCAGTTCAACCACTATCGGTGGTTTGGCTCGTGCTACCTATCCAACTTTGAACTCAACTGTTACCGCCGCCGCTACTCTTTCGCTTGCTACGATGAGAACCTTATATAACAACATTGCAGATGCTACGATTGCTCCTACTCGTGCATACTCTGATTACCCAACTTGGGCATTGTATGAACAGCTCTTGCAACCGCAGGAAAAGATCTTCAAGGAAGTTAATATCGTTCCCGGATACAAGGGTTATGAGGGCTTTGCAGGTTTGATGTATGCAGGCATGGAAGTTGTACCGGATAGGAAAGCTACTACCGGCCAGATGGTGTTCTTGAATGAGAACTTCATTGATTTCTATGGCTTGGATGCTGATCTTGAAGCTTTTGAAGGTGCTAAAAAGGTTGATGTAGCAGGTAAACTTTTTGCAGGAAACCAGTACAACGAAGTAGGAAACCTCGGTTTCTACTGGACTGGATTCATCAAAGTTAATACCCAGTTCGCTTTTAATTCATTCATCATCTTGGCCGGTAACTTGTGTACCGATAACCCGAGAAGGCATGGAAAATTAACCGGCGTTACCGGAGTATAAAGGCCTAAACAGATCAAAATTACTAACAATCTAACATGGCACAAAACTTAGGTGATTATCTGAATGAAGTAAAATATGTATTGAATGTCGGCGTTTATGCCGGTGCAGGAGTTCCTTCTTTCACCGCTAAGCAAGGATCTATTTACATAAATACTTCCGGTTCATCTTCTTCTACCAGAATGTACATAAATACCGATGGTGGAACCACATGGACTTCGTTCACTACTGCTGCATAAAAGGTCTACAAATCAATAAATAAAAAATAAATATGTCTTCAATTAAAGGTTTCAATAACGCCCCGCAAGATCTTTTCCAGAGTTCTTCTACTCAAGGAACTGATCTCGGAGCTTATGCCACAACCAACGATGGGAGGATCTTCCGCTATGTAAAAGCCGGAGGAACCACCCTCGTTCCGGGAACTCTTGTTCAGGCACCTGCGGAGATCACAGCTAATCAGAACTTAACTCCTGCTGCTGTTGCCGCCGGAGCCAAGCAGATCACCATTACCGATTCACTTACTGTTGCTGCCAACGCCCTCGCAGGAGGATTCGTTGCCACCACCACCGGTGCCGGTTATGGCTATGCTTACAGAATCTCAAGTAACACCGCAGTAACCGCCGCAACTTCTATGGTTATCACCTTGGAAGATCCGATTGTTGTTGCTCTTACTTCTGCTTCTCGTTTGGATCTTAACGCTTCTCCTTTCAATGGAGTTATCGTTAATCCTACTACCGAAAGCTCTGTAATCGTGGGTGCGGCTATTACCGCCATCCCGAATGCACAGTTCGGTTGGATCCAAACTCATGGAGTTTGCCCAGTAACCGCTTCTGGTGCCCTTACTGTCGGCTTGCAGGTAGCTGCATCCGTTGGTACCGCCGGAAACGTTGTTCTCGCTACTTCCGCTATCACCGCTCCGGTTGTCGGAGTTGCTGTTACCGGAGTTGCTGCGAACGAAACTGGCCTCGTATTTTTGGAAATAGATTAACTTCTACCCAAAGGTTGCATGAAAGCCCTACACAAAGTGGGGCTTTTGTGATATAATGGATGCAATGGAAATCTGGTCGGTGGTTTCAAATTCAATAAATTAAAAACAACAAAAAACACATAAAATATGAGTTCCTTTTTAGATGTAAAAAATGGGATCTATGATCCTTCAAAAAGATTTGCGTTCACGAACATTACTGATGATGTATTCACCTCGGCTTGGGGAGGGCAGGCGATCACGATTCAACCCGGGCAAACGATAGAGCTTCAGCATCACTTGGCAGTTAAACTTACCGGCGAATTGGTTGATAAGATCATGATCGGTAACGCCCACATGGATGAGCTTCAGAAGAACCAACCTTACTACCGATCCCCACAGGGTTCTTCCCTTGGAGTTCCGGCGGCCAGAAAAGTATGGGAAGATCAGATTCTAAGAGAGTTACAGGTAGATGAAGAATCTCCGGATATTCAGATCATGAGAGCTAAGATCCGGGAGGAGATCCTTAACGATATTAAAGCAGAGCCGGCAGTTGCAGGTTCAGTTCCGGTTCCCACCGGCATTGGAGAGTTCGCAGATCTAACCGCTCCGGCAGAAGCTCCGAAAGCAAAGGCCCCAATGAGAGTTAAAACCATCAAGGTTAAAAAATAATGGGTTCAGTCAGAGTTCTGATAGCGATAGTTTTGCTATGTGCATTCTGGTATATGATGGAAACCGGTTTTAGAGATTGGTGGAACAAAAAATGAAATTACTAACGCCGCAGGCGATTAAAGATGTAAAATCCCAAGAGTTATCCCGGGAGCTTTTGCGTTCTAAGGAAACCGAAGAAGCGATCAAGAAGATCAATCAACGCCGGATAGAAGCGGAAACCGATTTCAATACAACTCTGGCCCGGAACCGAAATAAGTGGGCTCAAGAGGAAGAAGAACATGCTAACCGGGTTAAAGAGATGGATGCGGAGATCCGGATTCTTGAGGAGCGTAAGAAGCAAGCCATGATTCCAATCCAAATGTATAAAGATCAGGCGGATGTGTTATTGGCGGAAGCTAAAGAAGCTCTGGATCGTGCCATTAACCGGGAGCAGATAGCCGAAGAAACCCAAGATCTGCTTGAAAACAAGCTTGATGATCTCGGAGATAGAGAACTTGCCATAGATAAGGCGGAAAGGGCTATAAAGGCCAAACAAGCCGGTATTCTTGCTCAACAGGAGCAAGTTAGGGCCGGAAGCGAGAAACTAACCGAGAGAATGGCCGAGTTTGCCGCTAAAATGGCTAAAGATGAGGCGGAGATCTATGAAAAGAAGAAGGATCTGGTGCTCATTGAACGCTCTTTGGTGGCTAAAGATGAGAAAATTAAGCGAACTATTAAGAGCATTGAGGAGGAAAAGATCCGGTTGGAAGATCAGCGTAGAACGCTTGAACGTGCATTTAAGCGTATATCCCCATAGAAAATAGGCGGAATGAGAATATAATTAAGGAAATTAACATAAAAAACTATGGCATATAAACCTATGTGGGATTGGATGGACAAAGCGGAAGGAAAAAAGGAGGGTAGTTCGCATGCAAATTTAGAAAAAGAGATCAAGAGGCAGGGTGGAGAGGAAAAAGAATCTCCGGAGCTAAAAAAGCAGAGAGAAGAATACCAGAAAAACGCCGCAGCTCGTGATAAGCGGATGGATGCCAGAATGAAAGGCATGTATAAAGCTGTTTTTGGAAAGAAAAAAGAGGTAGCTAAGAAGATGAAAGTCGGCCCATACGCCGGAAGAAGATTTGAGGATTGGGATGAGAAAACCAGAAGGAGAATTTTCAAACATAATCAAAGGGAGGGATTTAGAAGGATGAACGCTAATGGAAAGTTTATAAGGCAAATTCTTGAACATAGCCGGCAAGAAAATAAGGAAAAATCATAAACATGGCACATTTATACAATGAGAGCGGAAAGTATATCGGCAAAGGTTCTTCACACGAACAAAAAACTACCGAATCTAAAAAGAAAGAAGTTGCTAAAAAGATGAAAGCCGAAAAGGATGCCTCCTTTTTGAAAGGGTACGCCCACACTTCCCGGGGCAATGAGAAGATGGCCCAACTATGGAATAACTTGCCTAAGAAGTTTAAGCCGAGAATGAAAAAGATTGCCCTTTATAAAGATATTGCGAACTATGAATATGATCTTGGAAAAAAACTAATGGATAAAGGTAAATAAATAAACATGAGCACAATAAAACAAAACCGATCTGAACCTTGGCAGGTAACTGCTTCAACAACGATGACTGCCACCGGAACTGTTACCGGTGATCCGGCATTGCAGATTTTCTTAACCGATCTATCCGCAAGCACCGATTCGGCAACCACAAAAGCTACTACGCTTACAGTTGCAAGTGGCGGAACTACGATCTGGAAAGAAACCCTAAACACCTTACAGCAGTACGAACATTCTTTTGTTCAACCGATTCAATGTACCCCGGGTGCAACCCTTACGATCACGCTGAATACTACGCCGGTAACCGCCTTGGCGAACGTGAACGCCGCCGGATTCAAAGTCCACCTAACATAAGCAAATGGCAATCATTGGTAAACACAATGGGAGCTTAAAGCAAAAAGAGAAGGAGTATAAACGAGCTTGGTACTTAAAGAACAAAGAACTTTGCCGACAGAGAACGAGGGCAAGCAGAGCAAGAAGAAAAGCACAAGGTATAGAATGGTATCAGTTGAATAAAGAAAAGAGGGATGAATACAACCGGAAACATAAGTTAAAACTAAATTATGGGATCTCGGTTGAGCAATACGAATTATTGATAGATGTTCAGAATGGTAGATGTGCAATATGCGGAGATCTTCCGGGCAAGAGGAGATTGGCAGTAGATCATAATCATCAAACCGGAAAGATTCGTGGCTTGCTGTGCCATCGCTGTAATACCGCCTTGGGAAATTTGAGGGAAAATATAGATATAATGAATAAAATGATCGGCTATATAAACAAATTTAACTACGATGGCAATCCGGATTGATCCTTATGATGGCAGTATTGTAATAGACGGATATGAGAAGGGTATCGCTGATAACCCCTTTGATGGCATCGCAGATGAAAAGAACGTAAATATCATTTCAGTTCCCGGTGAAGCATCGGTGAACTTTGCCACGCAAGCTAAATCAATAACAATTTCAACCACATTCGTTGTGGATTCTTCTGATTCCGGAGCGGATACGATTCATTTTGCGGCAGTCGGCTTGTTAGAAGGTGGCATGGCAATCACTTTTGCAACTACGCCAACTATCGGTGGGATCAATGGCGGCCAAACCTATTGGCTCGGTGGAATAAGTGCCGGCAACGCTCAACTTTATAACAAGCCCTTTTTAACCGGGGCTAACCTTGTAGATATCACCGGAGCATCCGGAACCGGAGTAGTTAGTGTTTATAACATGGGGAAACCCAAATACTTCCAAGTGGATGGAGCCAACAACTATTGGATGGTAGATAATCTCGGCCAAGTATGGACTACTGCTGTAACCGCCGGGGCGAACAACTATTGGGTTTTTACCGGTAATAAATCTCCGAGTTTTGGTGCCTACGATGGCAATGGATTGCTCTATTTTGAGGCATCCGATGGAACTGGATATCTATTTTTATTCAATAACAGCTCAATAGATTATACGAAAACAGCAACCACAGTAATCGGATGGAACTATCAATGGCAACCGCAAACCTCCCCATCTACTCCTCTGGGATATGCGGGAACGCCATCTTCAATTCTTAAAACGCCGGTGGGAACCCAGAATTCACACGAAGCTCTGGTATCTCCGGATGGTGCGGCTTATTTTGTGGATGCAAACTGGATCGGCAAATGGTACCAAACAGATCCGAATACTCCTTTTGATCCGCTCACAAAAGCTACGTTCACCTATTCTACTTTCCAGATCTTACCCACAACTGATCGTGCTCAATGTTTGGCGGTTCTTGGAAATAATATAATGATCGGCGGTGTATTAAACGTAATCTATCCTTGGGATGGCTTTTCAACCAAGTTCCAATATCCCCTCTTTCTGGCGGAGAATGGAGTTTATAAACTGCACACAGTAAACACGAATACGTTTATTTTCTGTGGCAACCGGGGAAGAATCTATGTAACCAACGGATCGCAAGCACAACTTTATAAGAAAATCCCGGATCATATCTCCGGAACAGTAGAACCTTATTTCACTTGGGGAGGCGTTGGATCTACCAAAAATCAGTTGTACTTTAGTGCTCTGGTAACCGCTAATGCGAGTGGCAACACAGAATATCCTTACTATGGCGGAATCTGGGCTATTGATATGGATACGAAAGCCATGAGATTGGTGAACAAATTGAGTTATGGAACCTATGCCGGTTATGCTTCAGCATTTACGCCAATCGTTCCGGGCCGAGTAAATCCCGCCAATCCCGCCGGTACCGGATTCTACGCCGGATGGCAGAGTGCATTGCAGAGTGCAACTTATGGCGTTGATACCACAATCTCAACTCCTTACACCGGATCTCAAACAGTTATTGAATCGGATCTCATTCCTATCGGAACATGGCAGAAGCCCCGGCAGTTATCGCAGGTTGAGTACCGGCTAACCAAGCCAATGGTTTCCGGCGAGAGCGTAGTGATCAAATACCGCTTGGATTTCTCACAGGCATGGACTTCGTTATTAAGCGATTCAACTGTTGGAAACTTCTCCAATTCGGCAGTATGCGGCTTTGATAACGCCCAATGGTTACAGTTCCAGATCACCCTGAACTCAACCGGAACCAACCCATCTTTCACCCGCTTAAAAGAGATCCGGGTTACCGGCATAAAAGAATAATATGCAAAATAACAATCAAATTGATGAGGCGAGAGCCAGAGAGATCATCCGGGAAGAACTGCACAATTATGCGGTTAAAAACCAATATACCGCCTCCAAGATTCCGATTCACAATCACGATGGCCTAAACAGCACACATGTGGATGCGAATACCTTGGAATACAGTTTGCCCTATTTCCGGGTTTTTCAAGCTACCACAACCCCTACTTCTATGGTGGCCGGAGCCATAGTTTCAATTAACAACGTGCTTTACATCAGCAACGGAACTTCGTGGATAAAGGTAGGTAGCCAGTAGATATCCCCATATTAAAAACCATTAAAAGGCATATAATTTAACCAAATGAAAACGTATAGTTCGTACCTAACCGATCTCCCAAGAATTCTGAACAATAACAGTTCGGATAATTTATTGTGGGGCATGGAGATGGTGAATGATTCCATCCGATATTTAGTTTCAAAATACTATTTCAATGAACGTTCTTACACAACTACTACTGTTAGCGGTACACAGTTTTACAATCTTCCGCCTCAAGTTAAGAAGGTTATTAACGTAACAGTTAATATCGGCAACGTTCTCTGGCAACCTAAAGAATGCCCA